TGAGGACACGGAAGAAATCATTATCAAAACGCGGCGGCCTGTAATTTTGAACGGAATTACAAATCTTGTAACAAGAGGTGATTTACTCAGCCGGTCTATTATCCTGAACTTGCCCGAAATCACACCACTGCAACGGCGAACCGAATTTGAACTCTGGCGCAGTTTTGAAACTTCGCGACCTTATCTATTGGGTGCAATCTGTGATGCCGCTGCCGGCGCACTGGCGAGATTGGAAAGCACCACTTTTGACACCTATCCGCGCATGGCAGACTTTACCCGATGGGTGGAAGCCGCCGCGCCTTCGTTCGGCTGGGAGTGGGGCGACTTCCTGCGGGTCTACGGAGAGCACGGCGAATTACAAAATCAAATCGCCCTTGATTTTTCGGTTGTGGGCAGTGAAATTCTCGCCTTTGCACAAAAGAAGAGGCAGTGGGTGGGCAGTGCGGTTGAACTTTTGGAGCAATTACAGATGCAAGTCGCCGCGACACCTGCGCAGGATAGATTTAATCGCATGACGCCGAAGGCATTAGCGGACGAGCTCCGCCGCCTTGCGCCGCTGCTGCGCACTTCTGGCGTCGCGGTGATGATGGATGGTAAGGTCAGGTGGGTAAACGGGCGTTCGATTAGACCTATCGAAATCTCGTTGCTCAGTATGGGGGGTGGTGTCAATGTCAATGTCATGCCGTAGCAGCCTTACGCACCTTACGCACCTTACGGTCTTACGCTTAATGTTACCCTTGCCTCTTTTGCAAACGGAGAAAAGAAAAGGATTAGTAACATTAAGCGTTTAATCGTAAGGTGCGTAAGGACTGTAAGGCACACTCCCATACTGAGCAAACCACTTATCAGAAAGTGAGGCGTAACGATGAAACAAGTACCTGAACTTCCAGCATATCTTGATGAAAGTTATTCCGATGTGAACTTGTGGCGTGTGTGGTGTGAGTACTGCCATGCCTGGCACACGCACGGCGCAGGCGGCAAAGGCGATGATGCGATGACGTTTTTGGGCAATCGTGTAGTGCACTGCTGGAGTGCCAGCAAAAGCCCGTATTCAGAAACCGGTTACGACCTGGTTATGTCGGCAGGTGGGCAGACCTGCCCAAAGAGGTTAGGCGTTGGGGTCCGACCGGGAAACCTTTTCGCAAGCGCAGAGGGGCATGATGGACATTCTGACTGAAGCCATTCGCTGGTTTGGGTTTGGCGTTTCGGTTGTGCCGGTGAAACCAAAAAGCAAGGTTGCGGCGCTGCGGTGGTTGGAATACACAAGGCGATTGCCGACACCTGATGAAATCGCGCGCTGGTTTGGGCGACCGCTGTTCAGCAATTACGGCGTAATTTGCGGCAAGCGTCACGGGCAGCCTGGCTACCTGGTGGTAGTGGATTTTGACATTCTGGACAATGGTATATCCTGGCTGCTCAGTATGGATGTGCCGACCTACACGGTAGCGACCGCGCGAGGCTTACACGCTTACTTTTTCACGGACGAACCAGCGCCGTCCGTCCACTTCAACGGCGGCGATTTGAAGGCGTCCGGCTATGTGTTGGGTGTGAGCAGTGTTCACTCGTCCGGGTGGGTGTACCAAGTGTTGACGGATGCGCCAATTCTGAACATTCGTTCTATTCGTGAGGTGCTGCCCGACCTGCCCGAACCCGAACCGCAGCCCAAACCCACAACCATACTGAGCAATCCCAAGCCGCTGGATGTTTGGGAAAGTGTAAATTGCCAGCAGCCCAATCTGATTGAGGCAATCAAACGCCGCTTTGTAATCCTTGACTTCCTGCCGGATGCCCAAAAGACTGACCCCAGTGGCCGCTGGTACATTGCCCGCTGTCCGCTGCACGATGACCACAACCCGTCAATGTGGGTGGATGCTGAACGCGGCTTGTGTGGCTGCTACGCCGGTTGCAACGGCGGCAAGCCGCTGGATGTGGTCAATCTGGCTGCGGCGATTTGGAACGTTGACAACCGCACGGCGATTGAGCGGCTGCGGCAGATGTTGTAACCAAACGGAGAGGTGGACATGGTTAGGAAAAAGCGAGTTTATCGAAGCGGAACTGAAACAACGGTTTTTCTGCCCGCCTGGCAAAACAGGCCAAATCAAGCATTTGTTGACCTGCGCAGGCTGGCAATTGTTTATCCGAAACGGGCTATCAGGCTAAAAAGGCAAAAGGTGGCAAATGACGACAAAAGCACTTCCTGATACGGTCTTCAAAGCGGCGGGCGTTGCCGACCCGTTTCTTGACGAGACTAGCCCTTACTTGCGGGCGCTGCTACAATTGCCGCCGAGAGAGCGCCGAATAGTTGTCAGACAAGTTGTTTTGCTTTGCATGGCAATTGAGGGGCTTGACCCAGAAGGCGGCCTGGAACTGGCGGCAAAACTGGGCGCGTGGCTGAACGGGCAGAGGGCGGCAGTGCTTCAAGAGGACTACGACTTACGAAAATTCAGAGAGGATAAAGGCAATGGACGAAAGAAAACTCGATGAAATTTTGGAAACCCTACATCCTGCCATTCGGGCGCAGCTGGAAGAGCTTTTCGATGCGCCGCACCTGAAAGGGCTGACGCGCGTTGAAATCTTCCTGGCCTTCTGGGTGTTGGGCTGGATTTCGGCCGGACTAAACGGGTATATCGAGATTGACCGCTCGCGCCTGCGGCGGGTGCTGAACCTTGCACAGGTTGAAGATGCTTATACAACATTATTTGGCAAAAACACAAAAACTTGGTACAATTAATCTGCGGCAACCCGCAGGCAAGTGATTACAGGTGGAAAGCTTGCCCGGCTGGCGTCCTACTGGACAGTTTTGCAGGTAGGGAGCGCGGATGACTAAACATCAGCCTTCATGCCTGTTTTGTTATGGCAGGGGGGCAAAATACGGAGGTAAAAATGATTGAATATCGCACACGCGAGCTGAAAGAGGAGCGCCACGAAACTCTTGAACAAATGCGAGCCCTTGTTCAGGCCGCAGAACTAGCAGGCCGCGCCATGACCGAAGCCGAAAATCAGCGTTACAAGCAGCTGGCCGCTCGCATTGCCGAACTCGACCAGTTGATTGACGAACGCGAAAAGCTGACGGCGGCAGCCGCAGCCGCCCTGCGGGCCGGTTTCATGCCGAAAGGCGAAGTACTGCAAGGGCCGGAGACCTTCAGTCTCGTCAGGCTTATTCAAGCCCAAATTGACGCAAAGGAAGGCCGGCCTTCTCCGTTCCGGCGTTGCGAGCTGGAAATCGAAACCTCGCGGGCAATCGCACGGGCGACCGGACGCGAGCCGCGCGGCTTTTTCGTTCCAATCACCGCCTTGTTGCCCGCTGAACAGCGCGGCCTTGTCAAGGGGACGCCTTCCGCAGGCGGCTACCTGGTGGGCACGGAACTGCTTTCCGGGCAGATGGTTGAACTTCTGCGCAGTCGGGCGCTCACCATCAAGGCAGGTGCTACGGTGCTGGGCGGGCTGGTTGGCGACATAGACATTCCGCGTCAGACCGCCGCAGGTCAAGCCTACTGGGTGGCAGAAGGCAATGCGCCGACCGCAAGCCAGCAGGCGGTTGACAAAATCAGCCTATCCCCCAAAACAGTTGGGGCGTACACGGAAATCAGCCGGAAGATGCTTCTGCAGTCCAGCCTTGACATTGAGGCGTTCGTGCGGCGCGACCTGGCAAATGTCGTTGCACTGGCAATTGACTACGCCGCACTGCACGGCACGGGTCAGAATAACCAGCCGCTTGGGGTGGCTAACACTTCTGGAATTGGTTCTGTCGTTGGCGGCACGAATGGCGCAGCTCCCACTTGGGAGCATATCGTCAAGCTGGAAACCGAAATCGCGGTTGACAATGCCGACAGCGGCGCGCTGGCTTACATGACCAATGCCAAAGTGGCGGGCAAGCTGAAGGTCACGCCAAAAATCGGCAGCTTTCCGTCTTTTGTGCTTGAAGATGACCGCTTGAACGGCTATCCTGCGTACGTGACAAACCAGGTGCGCAGTGACCTGACCAAAGGCACAGGCACGAACCTTTCGGCTATCTTCTTTGGCAATTGGTCTGACCTGCTGATTGGCACTTGGGGCGCGCTGGACATCCTGGTTGACCCGTATTCGCTGGGGACTTCCGGCGGTGTGCGCGTGGTTGTCTTCCAGGACGTTGATATTGCCGTCCGTCACCCTGAAAGTTTTGCGGTGATGTTGGACGCGCTGACCGCCTAGTGTTGTTCGCCGAAGTTTGGTATTCGGTGTTCACAAACTCCTTTAGAGCCGTCCGCTGGGAAGCGGGCGGTTTCTGTTTGTGTTTGCATTTGTTTCAGAAATTACAGAAAAAACTGAAATCAGCCAAAAAAACGGGGTAAATTGCGATGAAATTTGAAAATCCACATCAAAACATGGTTAAGCCGCAAAAGGCGCAAAATTGAGCGATTTAGAGGCGTTTTAGGGCATTTTAGAATGCGGTTTGAGATAGAATTTTTATTGGGCAGGATTTTCGGCACAGGGGGCAAGCCGTGCGGTGTGCGGTGCGCTTACAAGGGGGCAGGCCGGCGCACACTCACCAAAACACAAAAGCCCTGCCGCACGGGCAGGGCGGAAACAATCCGGGCGCAGGGTAAACAGGTTTAGGCGTCCTCTATGCTTACATTGGGGAAGGCGGCTTCAAACGATACCCGCTTTTCGGGCAATTCATCCCACAGCGTGACCGCTTCGTCTTGGGTGAGGGCTTGCAAGGTGTCAATCTCACCCTGCCAGCGGGTCAGGCGGATTGCGAAGTAGTTGCCTTTGGGGGTGCGGTACAGGAACGTGTTGCGGCCGTGTCGTTCGTAGTTGTGGCCGTCCCAATAGTCAT